CATTTGATACACAAGTGTCTTCGTCAGTTTTAATATCACATGAAGTAACATTTTTAGCAGTATGATTAGTAATAGATTCATTCCCCCCTAATGTACAAAGATAACTTGCTACATCTACTATGTAACTATTCGAAGATACGCTTTCTACGGTTGTACCACTTACGTTAGAACCATCTACAGTTGCAGTATTCACAGTTGTATTTGTTGTTATTGTATTTTCTAAATTAGAAGCTGTGAAATTTACAATACCTTCACTATCTGAAGCATGATTGAAAACAACTCCTTTCAATGGATAATCTTCATCACTTCTTTGTGTTTTTATGAAATTTGTTACTATAATTTTATCACTATCAGATGTTACTTGTGGTGTAACTAACCAACCATTTTCATATACTTTATTAAGCAAAGCTAATGCAGTTGGTAAAGATTTTGTTATGTTATCAGCACCATTAACAGTTGAATCTGCATCTACGTGTGCTGAAGCGACTATTACAGTTTTTACTCCATATGTAGAAAATGCAGTAGAAATATAAGCTTTATTTACTGATTCCCAATTATCCGTTACTTTTTTTAATTTTTTATAAGTATATAAACCTTGTACGTTTTTATCATCAATAACAATTAGAAGCGTTCCTCTTTCAGCTCTAGTTGAAACTGAATTAACTAATGCTTCTAGAGAAAAGGTTAATTTACTCATAGTATTTGAAGTACTCAATATTCATCATTCCTTTCTATTTTGTAATTTAAATTATTACTCTTTTATATTTAAAGATAATATGCCCATGAGTTCATCATAGGTTCTATCAGCTTCTTTAGTTTGTGGTTCTGCTTGTCCATCAAAATATTCTAGTGTAACAAGCATTATAGTTGCGTCAGCAAGTGTTGGTTTTTTATCAAAAACTGGTAATGTTCTACTTTTTCCATCAGAACGAACTACGGAAATTCCTTTGCCAATTAAGTCATTTAAATCATCTATCATTTGTAATTTATCTTGTTTTTTTGCTTTTATATCTATATATTCAATTATTATATTAACTGCTTTATATTTTGTGGTATCTAATTTTTCTTCTATCTTCATAGGAACAACTTCTATAAAAAAACTAGGTATTGTAATATATTGTTCATTTTCATCAACGTAAATATTATAGGTTGGATATTTTGTTTTTAACATTTTAGCAGTACATAATAATATATCTACATAATTAACCTTCATTAGTGAATGCACTTCCTAACTCTTTACGTAGATTTGCTTTTAAATTTCTTTTACAATTAGAAAAAGCTTTTTTAAGCATATGTTTTCCCCTATAATATTTACCATTTCTCATAATAAATCCATTTTCTATTAAATGGCTATAATATCTAGGATTGTTTGTATGTTTGGGATTCGTATAAACAATACCAATATCACTCCAGACCGTCATGGCGTGCGTACCTCTTTTGTCCTCATTCTTTACTACTTCCCAAGAGTCTCGCAATGTCCCTGTATCTATGGGTGAATTATTAGAAGCATCTTCTGCACATTGTTTTCCTGTTTCTTCGAGTGCATTTTCTATAGCATCATCTACTTTTTTATCTACTCTATCAAGAAATTGTTTAAATTCTTTTAATCCATCAATTGAATTACTCATTAATAATCACCTCTTTATATTAATTTATTTTATATTTTAACTATGTATTAATAATTGCATTATGAGTAATTATTAATGAGCAATTCCAATAATCTTCATATTTAATAATCTTTTGAATTCTATAATATTCATCATTATATTTAATTATTGTACTTTCAGTAATTCCAAGGTTAGTGTCACAAATCATTATTCTTGAAACTTCTAAATCATAACCATGATATTGCTGAGTTTTCTTATCTTCATCATTTGGTCTATGAATATCAACTAAAATAGGAACAGTTGTTGATACTAAATTATAACTTTCTCTAGCTATTCCCCATTCATCATCTAATTGTTGGTGTGAATATATTTGAATTGTATCAGCGTAATTTGAAACTATACTCTTATATATTAATTTAAAACTACTATTTTCCTCATTTATAGATTCATTATTGAATGACACCTTTTTTATTTTTCCAGCAGTAGTAACATTTACATGATTAAACTGTTCATCAATTAATTCACAAATTTTATATGCTCTTGATGAATTATCAGCAAGCGTTTGTATATTAACTCCTTTTAGAATTACACTATACTTAATAAAAATTGTATTTATACAATCACTATCTTCTGACGTTTCTGAAGAAAAATTTATTAATATATTTACTGTTTCTGAGTTTAATATAACATCATTTTTATCTTTAAATAAGACTACTCCATGTTTTGAGTCCTTCTCGTTTTTAAAAATACTATATGGATTTTCACCATACTCTTTATCTAAAGGATTTGAAGTTGAATGGTAAATAATTTTCCATAAATTTTCTGATGTAAGTATAAAATTTTTAATATAATCTTTATATATATTGAATTTATCTAATTCTTGTATTGATTGCAATTCATCCAATGTACTCATAATTTACTACCACCTCCATATATTAATTTTATATTTTATATTTTACAAACCCAGTTATAGCCCCATTCTTAAAACCTAAAAACCCAATAAAAGAACTGATTTATCAACTCTTATTTATACATTAATTTGTTTTTACATTACATTCCCACAAGTGTAATTTTTTGAGTATCTAATATTTTAATACCATTAGAACTGTCACTTACAGTTAAATAAATATCTGTTGGACTTGTAATTGACGTATTTTTAATTGAAATACTCGAAGGACTCTTAGCAGTTACTATTATCTTATTTTGTAAAATTAAAGTTTGTGTATTAGCATCAAAACTATAATTTATTTGTAATGAATTATCTATAACTCCATTTGATAATTTTGAAACGGATAATACATTTGTCATATAAGTTTTTAAAGCAGTAATACTTTGACTAAAGTTAGTTGAATAACTTATAATAGGGGCAATAACATCTGTTTTAACTTCAAATGCAATATCAAATTCTTTCAATACTCCACCTAATGTAACAGATAATTTCATACTATTTGTACCAATATCTACTCCTGAAATTGATATAACTCCATTAGTATTAGTAATATTAATTAAAGCACTACTACTTGTTACAGCAACTCCACTATAATCAATATCTTGACCTGTCTCATCTTTGATAGAATATACTAAATTAGCTGATGTACCATTAGTTAATTCAAATGTAGTCGGAATGTTATAAGTATATGTGTGTGGTATTACAGTTTTATAATCAGCAATACCTAAAACCATATCATCTGTTTCATAATTTATGGCTGTTTCTCCAAGTAATACGGCTAATACACCTTTGGTAGTAACTCTATCTGTTTGTGTTGCTTTCCAAGCCTGACCATTTACTATAAATCTTTGATCTATTTTTATCAGTCTTGATGTATCATTATTTGAGAGTACTAATCCAAACATTCCATCTCCCTCAATTATAGAACTTCCACCAATGCTTTTTATTCCTAATGTATATTTCGTATTATTCGTCACAATTGCTGGAATAGTATATAAAGTATTATCAACTATGAATTTTACATCATAATTACATTCTTCAAATATACCTTCATCATATCCATGCTTTTTATCTATTTTAGATTTAATAAGATATGTTCTAAGTGTATCAGTATCATTAACTTTAAACTTAATATAATCTCCACGTTTAATTAAATTAGGATATACTTGTAGTCTTTCTTCCATTTCAGTATCAGCAGTTTGTTTTCTTGATATATCAATTACTCCTTTAATTGGAGTTGTAGCTTCATTAATATAAATATCTTTTCCATCTATAGAATTTACTACTACATCAAACCTATATATTGTATCTTGTCTTGCAGTATTATAATCTTGTGTAATTTCACTTATTAGTTGTGTTTTTGTATCATTAAAACCTTTAGAGCCATTAATTATTCCACAGTAATTAATTACATCACTTAAACTACTAGTCATATAAAGACCTTTGCTTTCCTGTAGTTCTATCTATAGAATTACATCTATCTATTTTTATTTGCATTTTATTTTCTATGTCATTTAATAGTCCTAAATAAGTTCTTCTTTCATCTGGAGGACTCCATGTCTTAATATCTGTTCCTATATAAGTTTGTAATTTATTTAATTTTAATATAGGCTCTCTCATATAAATAATTTTCATCATATCTGAAATTGTATCTATTTCCATTCTTGTTAATTCATCATCAAAACATTCTAATACATCATCTCTATTTGATAATGTTAATTGGTCTAATTGTGACTCTATCTCATCACAAGCAGAATCTAATAATTCCAATGACCGTTGATTAACGATAGCTTCTATTTCATCTGCTGATAATCCATTATACATGAAGAATTTTACATCTTGCTTTATCTTTTTTATGAATTTAATTACTACATCTTGATAAGGTGTATTTACCATAATCTCGTCTCTCCTTTCAAAAATAAAAAGATAGAGATTATTAACTCTATCTTTACTCAGTTACAGTCTTTTTAGCTTTCACTTTATTTTCTTTTCCTTCTGGAACTACTGCTATTTCAATATTTTCTTCTTTTACTGGCACATAAACTTTACTCTTTGGAATTGGTAACATACTTTTTGTAATTTTATTATGTAGTTCATGCTCTCTAGCATCTATATATTCTCTAACTCTATTACTAATGTCATATTCATTATCATTAGTAAGCTTAACTAATATTCTTCTAAAATTGTCCATTGTATCTTTACTTGTTATATTTACTATTTTTGTAATTTTTTCATCATTTGGATCTAATATAACGTCTTCAATCATTCT